TAGGAATATCCTATAGGGTATAGGGTGGCATAGGAATATAGATTGCCTATCGTCGCGCTCCCGCCGATATATAAAATCAATGGGAGGGAGGGGGCACCAGGGAGGGAGGGGGGAATATCTCCAGGTCATTACCAGGCGCCCAGGCATAGCCTGGCGCATGGGGTAGGGGCATGGGCACCCAGGGCACCTATAGGCACCAGGTAGGGCACTAGGGCTATAGGATCGCCGGGCATGTGCCAGGACGGACGGACACCGGCGCGAGTGTGGACACGAATGGGTTTCGACTCTCGCTCTTGCGCGCCCCATTTCGCTCCCCGCCCCAAGGAAAAATCAGGTTTCCTAAACAACGCCACTGTTGCGCTTCATCTTGTATGTGTTATATTGCACATAGATTCATAGGAGGGGCGTATGGATGCAATACTAAATGTATTACTTATATTCTTAGCACTATCAGGTGGTTTAGCATGGTTGATGGTGTTTGGGTTAGTGTTTTTTTACTGGCTTAGTTCAATCCCGCCAAGGGACTAAAGGAGAAACGATGTACGAGATTACGAAGGCAATACCGATACCTGCGGAAAAGGTAAAGCACAACTATCCCTATGACCAATTGCAGGTGGGGGAGAGTTTTCATGTGCCTGGCGGCAATATGAATGTGCTGTGCAATTACAACCGTACACGCGGTAAGAAACTAGATCGCAAGTTTGTGTGCCGTAAAGAGGGTGACGGAATTCGTGTGTGGAGGGTGGCATGAGTGCGACTGATGAATTAGTGCCCACTGCCAAACTGCGCTTTGTGGAGCGTGAGCAAACCACGCCGCTTGGCGATGGCAAGACTGCTCGTGTCCAGGTCCTAAAGATTTTGCAGCAGTACTGGAGCAACGAGTCCCTGGTCAAAATGGGACCGACCCACATGATCAAGGGCGAGTGGCGTGACGTCACGGTGGAAAAAGAATGAGCCTAGATAACGTCAACGGAGCGCCTACGGCGCTGGCAGCCGATGATGCCAAGAAGGACTACATGGCACGGGTGTACAAGATGACCCATGCCGAACTTTTCCACGAACTGATGCGGGTCCATACGGCAAGTGCGCAGATGATCAACGAACTGCAAGCCGAAATTGCAAAACTCAACGAGCAGGCTGAAAAGGGCAGCGATGAATCTTGAACTCTTGTTCCCAACGCCGGTGGCGTTTTTTGACCTGGGCTTTGAACTGACCAAAAAAGAAAAAGAGTTTTTGGTGGGTCAAGAACGGCGCCCGAACGATGGAAATGAAACGTCAATCAATAACGCAATCCTGGAACACATTTCAGTAAAGCGCGTGGCTAAACGTATTCAAGAGTGTTTGAATGAGTATGTTAATGATGTAATTAAGGCAGAGGTTGATGCCTACGTTACGCAGTCCTGGGTTAACTGGACCAAGCCCGGTCAATACCATCACAAGCATGCTCATCCGAACAGCCTGTACTCCGGCGTTTTTTATGTGGACACCGAAGACGACCGTGACAGCCTTATGTTTTTCAACGATGGCTACAAGCAAATGAAGCCAACGTACAAAGAGTGGACGCGGTGGAATTCAGAGTCTTGGTGGCTTCCGGTAAAGACCGGACAAATTGTGATCTTTCCTTCAAGCCTGGTTCACATGGTTCAAACCGTGCCTGGCGAAGTCATTGGCAAAGAGCGTGTAAGTCTTGCTTTTAACACTTTTGCAAAACGGATAGGAGACAACAAAGGACTAACCGAATTGATCCCGAAATACTTTACCTAACAAGTATTCATGACTGACGGGGGGTTGTTTGACGAAAGGCTGAAATGCCGTGCTTGCGGAGAGGTTCATTCGCACGCTCGGATCGTTCGACTTCCCGATGGCAGAGAGGTCGGCAACTACAGCGAAGAGTCTAGGCGCTGGCATGAAGCCGCCTGGGTTCTCAAGCGGTACCGTAGCAAACGCACCAGGCTGGAATACCTAAGTGCGGTGGAAGAGAAAAGAGGCTTGCAGGCTAGGAATGAACTGCGAGAGGAAATGCTAAGAGTGTGGAACTGGAAAAAAGGGGCGAAATGAACATACTGAACACAAGACACGGGCAACTGATGGTGCGTCGTGGACCTGATCTGATCAGCAACTACCTGGCGCAGCAAGGCGAGTACGAGTGGGGTGTGGTTGACCTATGCCGCTTGCTGGCTGGCAACTACGAGGATGGCGTGGTCTTTGACATTGGCGCCAACATGGGCACCGTTACAGTCCCGCTGGCAAAAGCCCTGCCTCAATACAACTTCATATCGTATGAGCCACAAAAGCATGTGTACTACCAACTCTGCGGCAACGTGGCATTGAACGACTTGTACAACGTGGACGTGCGCAATAAGGCGCTTGGTAGCACCTACAAGAATTTTTGGATTGATATGCCTGAGTACCAAACCAATCAAAACATTGGTGCCTGGTCTATGTCGGACCTGGTGCGCGAAAAGTCCACTGAAGCCAAAGCAGGAGGCAAGCAGCAGTATGTCCGCCAAGAAGTCTTAAACGACGTGCATTGCGAAAAGCGCGTGCGACTCATCAAGATGGACGTAGAAGGCATGGAGTTAGAAATCTTGAAGGGCGCGAATTACTTTTTGCAAGAGCATGAATATCCGCCCCTGGTTTATGAATGCTGGACCCAGTTTGATTGGTACAAAGAAACCGCAGCCCAACTGGAAGAGTATGTTTGCGGCATGGGCTACGAAACGCACCACATAGGCAACACCATTGTTGCCCTAAATCCTGAGAATCCGTTGAAAATAAATGTGATCCAAGAGGAAGGTAACGTCCGTTTCGAGGTACCCCGCAATGCAATTTGACCGTGCGAAGTTTTATCACTTCTGTAAGCAATTAAAAATTGAAACCAAAGAGCAGGGTATGCGTATCCTGGGCAACCAATTGCTCGGCACGCAAACCTATGTCATGGATGAAGTGGCGCGTGGTTTAGCCGAAGACAAACATTTTTTTGTTGTACTGAAAGGTCGTCAGTTAGGTATTACGACAATCTCGCTTGCGCTTGATCTCTACTGGCATTTTATTCACCCAGGTATGCAAGGAACCTTGACTACCGACACCGAAGAGAACCGTGAGCAATTTCGATCAACGCTGCAAATGTACATGGATGGACTCCCCAAAGAGTACAAAATTCCTCTCATGTCCCACAACCGAAATCAAATGGTCCTGCGTAACCGCAGCCGACTGTTTTACCAGGTGGCAGGGATCAGAGCAAAAGGCGGACTCGGACGAGGCAAAGGTATTACCTTCTTGCATGGTACTGAAACGTCTTCTTGGGGTGACGAAGAAGGCTTGGCTTCTCTCCTAGCCTCACTTGCTGAAACCAACCCGCTGCGCTACTACATGTTTGAGTCAACGGCGCGAGGCTTCAACATGTTCCATGACATGTGGACTACTGCAAAACGCGCCCGCACACAGAAAGCCATTTTTGTTGGCTGGTGGCGTAACCAGTTTTACTCCGCTGATCCGGACTCGGACATTTACAAGGTGTACTGGGACGGGAAACTTTCTCCTGAAGAGAAAGAGTGGACCAAAGACATTAAGAAAATTTACAACTACGAGGTCAATAGCAGACAGATTGCCTGGTGGCGCTGGAAATTATTTGAAGGTCTCAAAGATGATGGCTTGATGTACCAGGAGTTTCCGCCAACTGAGGACTATGCGTTCGTAATGACGGGCACTTCCTTCTTCAGTACGGCGCGATGCACCGATGCAATGAAGGCAGCCAAGAAAGAACCATTCCTTTCCTACCGTTTTTCGATGGGCGCGAACTTCCAAGACACGCAATTGATCCAGTCCACTGAGCGATTGGCAACTTTGAAGATATGGGAAGAGCCAGTTTCGTCCGCTTACTACGTCATTGGCGCTGATCCAGCCTACGGATCAAGCGATTGGGCGGACCGATTCTGTATCCAGGTGTACCGCTGCTATGCCGATGGCATGGATCAGGTGGCTGAATTTGCTACTTCCGAACTGAATACCTATCAATTTGCCTGGGTGATCTGCTATTTGGCGGGCGCTTACACCAATTCAACGCTGAATTTGGAGGTCAATGGTCCTGGTCAAGCCGTAATTAACGAAATGCGCAACCTAAAACGCCAGGCTAGTGCGCTGCCAGGCAATGATGGACGCGAGTTAACCAACGTTTTGAGC